TTTATATCTTTCAGCTCTTTTTTTGTTTCCAAAGAGGTGTCTGTAGTCGTTATGTCTTTCAGCTCTTTTTTAATCATACCGACGAGACCGAAAGGGTGACCTGCGTCAAGTTCGTCAGGCATCAGTTGGTTACATCTAACTACGCAATTTCTTAACGATCTAGGGTAAGGTTTACTACCTTTGCCAAAGAATCTTGTATTGACGGAAGCTGCCTCATTTTCAATGTAATTGTTATTAGGATTATATGGTAAACAATTAGCGTTATGACAGATAAACTTAATATTCCAATAGTCTTTACCAAAAACTTCAGGAGATAATACAAAGAATGGGAAAATATGGCCATGTCTCCATATTTGGTCCATGTAGTCACCACCCGACGTGGTCAAGTCTTTCAGAGCGATATTCACTCTACTTTTCCCCTTCCATTTCCATATAGGTAGAGTCATATTATCTTTTGGATCTTTAGTCTTAACGTACTCTCCAACGTACTCACTGATCGGAGGATTTGCATTCCAAGAAACAAACACGGCCTGAGATAGTGATGTCGACTTATCACTGAAGTAACCTTTCGCATGAACAAAAAGAGGCTTGGTCCATGGAACTGGTTTAGTATACGCGATAAAGTAGACACACTGATCATTGGTGTCATATGGGTCATATACTAACTTTATACTCTGAGTGTCCCATGGAAAGGTATTTCTCTTCTTGGCGCAGAATATCCCCATTCCATATGGAATTGGTCTTAACATCGGATTGATAGCATAAAATGTGAATGCTAGTAACCACTTTCCATAAGGATTCTGGGAATCAAAGACCGACAAGGGTTTTTGACATGCATACATGATCTTACCATCATCATCTCTACTTATTACCGGTCCGGACAAGTATGTTCGATAATCCCCCTCTTCTGTATTTATCTGGTGATAGACGCAATATGGAAGTACATCACAACAGCTAGCCAGATCCATCATATCATCGTCCAATAGAGTCGGATTAGTCATTTACATATAATACCTAAAATAAATTGTCACTCAATTTAGATAGCTATTTTTTTGTAGTTGTTGTACCAGAAATTTCCTAATATCAGGGAGTTTAACTGTGTGTGGTACTACAATAAGTACGATGTGATTATCGTTGCACATGCGTCTCTTCATATCATCCCTATACTTCTGGTTGAGAAAATGATCTTTGCTACGATGGAAATAGGAGTTATACTTATAGTGTTGTGCTCCGTTGTATTCTACGGCTAATCCTAACTCTGCATTATAACAGTCAAGCTCCAGATTAAAATTTCCTCCTGTTACTGGATTGCGTAAGAAGTCAGGTCTCTGTGTCGGAAATGGTTTTTTGAATATACTCTCCAAGATCCTTCGACATTCGATCTCTCCTTTACTCTCCCTAGGAGGACCTCTTCTTAATTTTCGTGGAGACGAATCTCTACCATTCTTAGGTCTTACAAAATATTGCCCTGGTTTTGAGTATGTACCTTTGTTTCCGTTGAAGGTATTCCACAGTGCGAATATAATTAGTGCGGTAATACAAAATCCTAGACAAATCTCGAATCCCTTGTTATTCCATTTATTTTTGATAGTGTTCCATATCATTTATTAGCACCCAGATTTTCTTTTATGAGCGCAATACTCTCTTTGCAAAGGGGGCATACCGGTTTATAATGACCCCATTCCTTGATACACTTGTGATGAAAGGTATGGTTACATAGAAGGGTAGTGACCGAGTCACCAGATTGGAACTCGTCCGAACAAATAATACAGGAATCTTTACTCTTCGTTTCTTCATCTTTCTGATACTTACGAAGCTTTACATCAATGCATTTTGCGCTATCTCGTTGTAGCTCCATATCAGCGTTACTGGCCTGTATAGCGCGATCTAATAAATGGTGATCTGACGACATTACTGTATCAGCAAGCCAGAAGAATGTATCCACGGCGCTTAACGAGGTGCTTGGAATTATTGAGTCCAAGATCTCTAATCCACTAACGTATGGTGATGCAAAGACTCTTGCTGGTGAAGCTTGCATGGCTATACGTTCATCCGGTGTCCAGAGCTCAGAGGAAACAAATGTACTCTCTATATAGTTACTCCCAAAGTCTTGTAAAGGACCTGGTAAATTTATTTCCGTCGTGTGAACACTACCTTCTTCGCTAACACTATGTGATATTGCAATACTGAATCTGATGTCAGACATACTTTTTCTCCTTGCTTCTACACAATCCTTTTATAAATCGTTTTATTTTTAGTAGAAAGGTGTAGAGTTCCATCCTAGATGGTTGAATAGGTTCTGACATATCTCATCGTGGAATAGCTTACGATCAATAGTCTTAAGTATTATAAACTCCTCTTTCTTACATGGATGCTTGTGGCGCAGCAAGAGTTGGTATAGTACGTACTGAGTGTTAATAAAGTTTTTCCTATTGATATGTTTAAATTTACGGTCATAAAGCTCAGTAAGTGCATCAAAATCATCCAGTAGCTGAGATTCTAGATGGCTAATATCATCTGGCTTGACCCCTGTGAATGTGTGGTGTATCAAGTGCACGTTCTCGTAGTGGTTAGAATGGCCAAGCTCCTTAAGAAACATCAAGATATGATTCTTGGTGATGTTCTTAAACCGTATTTCGTTAGAACTATCCGGATTTCCCTCTAGAAGATGGTGACGTTTAAATTGGTCTTCTAACTCAGTATATACTTTAGAATCTATTGTGCAGTTTTGCTTACCTTGATATTGCTTTACACAGTCACGAAAATGTACCTTGCGGTCATACATGTACTTACTAGATATATTAACGCGGTCTATATCATTATAAGACGAGTTATGTTTCATAACAGTCTGTTGAGCGAAACAGTTCATACATACGTATATGTTCTTGGTGATTATATCAAAATCCCTCTTATTGTTACAGTTATTACATGTTACATTGTGTTGTTTATTTTCATCCTCAATGTTAATAACAATATATTTGCGCGCAACCTCAAGATACTCTTTAATGAGTGTTTTCTTAACTTTATTCTCTCTGGCTGGTCTACCCATAAAGCTCATCTTGATAGGTACTCGTAATATTATCTTGTACTTCTCGATGAGGTGTACGCTATTGGCTAGATAGAAGTTTAACTCTTCATGACTCTCAACTTTGCTGATGTGTTTTGATAGGCGTCGAAGTTCTGATTCTATATTTTTTCGTAGGCGCTCAACTAATATCGTAGAATCAAGGGACTGCTTGAGATCAGCTAACTTCTTCCTATGTTGGGGAAGTTGGGAGATTTCTTTCTCAAATTGTTGGCGAATCATAGTATCAATGTTTAGAATATTCGTACTAGGCATGTCATTTGTTCATCCCAGAGAATTGTTTAAGCAACCGCAATGTAATTGTGGCGTGTGATACTTCTTTCCGTTACAGGACTGTAGCTCTTTATGAGGTTCTACGCACACAATGACGTGGTCTCAAGCTCTCGCGCTCTTCCTCTATCTTGTTACTACCTTCGTGTAGATAAACTTCTAGTGTCTTTCCTGGTATTAGAATTTCTTAGACCGTCTACAGCTTCAAATACGGCACTTCCCCAGTTGTAGCAGTCATAGCTTTTTTTCTAATTTAAAAAATTAATATTGTGTTATTAATAAAAATGGCATCTATCTGCACATCTAATGTAACAAGTGCATTTGTTGATCTCGCGACATTCGACGAGATTGAGAAGTACCTCTATGGTGGCCCCGACGCTACCGCATATTTTGTTCGTGAGACGCGCAAGTCCACATGGTTCACTCAAGTTCCCGTTGTTCTGTCTCGCGCTTCTGGAAATCCGGCTTTCAACCAGGAATGGGCTGTCTCTATCTCTCGTGCTGGTGACTACTTGCTCCACACCTGGCTAAGACTCCAGCTCCCCGAAGTCCAGCTCGTCGACGCCGGGCAAGCGGTTGCGCCGAACGGGGCGACTCACCTTCGGTGGACGAGAAACTTCATGCACAACATCATTCGTGAGTGCTGCATCACGTTCAACGACCTTGTAGCGGCTCGGTTCGATAACTACCACCTGGACTTCTGGGCAGCCTTCACAGTTCCGGCCGGTAAGCGTAACGGGTACAACAACATGATTGGTAACTTCACAGAGCTAACACAGGGTCAGCCACCTGGGGTCCCGATCCTTGCTCACACTCTCAACTTGCCTCTTCCTTTCTTCTACAGTCGGGACAGCGGTGTGGCCCTCCCAACTGCGGCTCTTCCGTATAACGAGATGCGAATCAACTGCTCCATGCGTAACTGGAACGATCTCCTCATCTCGTATGACCACACCGCTGTCCAGGAGCAGCGCCTGGCGATCAATGCCACGACCGATCTTGTGAATGGTACACCGGTACTTGGCCCTTGCTGCGTCTGGGCTGACTACGCTATCGTGTCCAACGACGAACGTAAGCGCATGGCCTGTGCCCCTCGCGACATCCTTATCGAACAGGTGCAGACTGCCCCTCGCCAGGCTTTCACTCCTGCCACCAATCCGCAGCAGTCGTTCGATATTCGCTTCTCGCATGCCATTAAGGTACTATTCTTCGCGGTCCGCAACCGCACGTGGCCGTCGGAGTGGTCCAACTATATGTCGGCCTCGCCTGTCTCCGCGTTCGGACTCACCAACTTCACGCCTACCGGCTCCAGCGACCCGATCCTCCAGACCTCGCTCATTTACGAGAACACAAACCGTCTCGCGCAGATGGGCTCGGACTACTTCGCGCTTGTCAACCCGTACTTCCATGCTCCAGTCATTCCGCTTGACACAGGCTTCCACATGTACTCGTACTCGCTTGACTTCATCTGTCTCGACCCGATGGGCTCCACTAACTACGGTAAGCTCACCAACGTTTCCATTGTTCCCGAGGCCTCGGCTGCAGCCGTCCTCGGTGCGAACGGGTTCGGACTACGTGATACTGGCATGAACTTTCCACAGCTCTACGAGTTCATTGTCACCGCGGTCAACAACAATATCATTCGTATTTCGGGTGGTGCTCTTGGTTTCCCAGTACTATAAACTGTCTATTTCGACTACCAAAATTTTTATACCTCAAGTATAAAATCAGTTATTACTTATCTTTTTCTTCGATAATGAATCTAGAGATAAAACCGATTCTAGATGTTGGATTTACAGTAGAAAGTAGGGATCCTGATGCAATTGCCTGTGTATGTGGTGTCTCGTTTATGGTAGGCTTATCCTTCTCCTTAGCGAGCTGCCCAATTACACTTTTTAGATCTGATTCACAGTTGAGCTTATAATCGCATTTCTTTTTTACGGTTACCTTCATTTTACTATAGAGACTTTTTATTTAAACTGTGTAGCATTGGAAAAATTAAAGTTACAATAGTAAATGTAAAATTAGCAATAGATCTACATCACACTATTCGCATGATATTACTAAGTCAATATCTATCTCGTCGGGCTTGTTCTATTGCGTCCTGCGCATTTCATCTAAATTTGCTATCAGATTTAGATTAACTTTTTTAACTCAAATAGAAATTACTTTCGTTAGGTCTCTTACCTGGTAGGCAACAACCTAAAAAGCGGGTTATTACTTTCTTGGCCTTAATCTTAAGTTGTTTCTTATCTAGTTTTACAAAACTATCGACAACGGAGGGTAGTGTCAGCAATACCAGTTGCTTAAACTGCGTCTTTTCGGTATTATCGTCCACTTGATCTTCTATCAGGTGAAGGACTGCTGCCAGAGCCACTGCTTTCTTCTGAGCTCCTTTCAGGTCAACATATCCGTCCACCGTTTGCATTAGGCTAACTAAAACAGTAACGACATTAGTTGTCGTAAGTTTTCCGTCCCCTACAACTTTCTTCAGTTCCTCGTACATACGTTCTGCTGCTACTCGTGGGAAAGTGACTGTTACATCCCCCAGTTTCAGCTTAGCTTTACTTTCATCAGGTTCAGACATTCTTACTATAGTACAAGATAATTTATTTAGTTTTTTTTACAGGGCAGACATGCTCCAATTTAAATTTAGTTTGAGAAAGATGTATCAGTTGTCTAGAATAAGACTAAAGGAATATAAAGAGAGCTTTGGACTTCCAATAAATGAGCATCTTTCAAATTGATACAGAAATGGATAAGCTAATTGATAAACTTACAGACCAGTTTAAGACTCGTCTTAAAAAACTTGTCCTGCGCAGTGAAAAATTAGTTCTTAAGCAGTATATTGCTT